TGGCAACGTTGGTATTGGAACTCAGTCCCCCGTATCACTTTCAAGTCAGACATCCCTTACTATTAATGGTACTTCCGTTGGCCGACTAGATTTACAAGGTACTGGCCAGTTATATGCAAACGGTACTGAAATTGTTCTTCAAGGTTCGTATGGAAAACCTGTTGCTATAGATGCTGGGACTAATCAGCACATATCATTTAGGTACGCTACGGCTGAAAAAATGCGTATCAACTCGTCAGGAAACGTTGCCATTGGTACAACAGGCCCGGTCTCAAGTGGATATGACACAGGATCTACAAAACTTACTGTGATGAGTACCACACTTAACAATGCTACATCAGGATACTTAGAACTTGCTTCACGTGCAAATTCAAACGGATATAATGCAGGTGCAATACAATTCAACAATTTTGAAAACGCAGGCGTAGCTGGATCAGGTGTACAAAATAGAACAGTAGGTCAGATTAGAACTATTATTGCAACTACTGACAGCAACGCTGGTGATGACAGCGGTGGGACTATGGAGTTTTACACAAAGTCAGAAGCTGGTAATCTTACGCAAAATATGACGATCCACAGTAACGGCAACGTTGGTATTGGTACGAGTAATCCAGGATCGCTACTATCAGTAAACGGACCTGCTGCACTAGCTAATTTAGGTGGCGGCAGTACAGGTTCATCTGCACTATATGTAAATACTACTAGTGGTCATATTGGCGAAATGATTCAAGTGTTGAGAAATGGCGCTATAAAAATGTATATGGCTAATGATGGCGATCTTGCTTTAGGACATAGCAGCCCATCTGATAAACTTGATATACAAGGTGCTGACAATGGGTTAACAGTAAGGTCAATTGAGGCAAATAGGCCTGTGATAAAACTAATTAACGGATCTAGTACTATGTTAACTCTTAGTGCTAATGGATCATATGCTGCTATAGGCGGTGCTGCTGGTTTGAATGATTATATGTTGTTCCACCCAAACAGCGGTAACAGAGTTATAGCAAGCGGTGGTGCAATAAATCTACATAATGCTAACACTGCTGGATGGGTGTTAAATGGTAATGGAAACTTAGGTCAAGCTAATTTTAGTACGAACAATAACAGACCTTTAATATTACATAGATATAATGGTGCTGGTCAGATAGCAGAACTTGGATATAACCAATCTACAGTAGGTTCCATTAATGTTGCCGCATCAGGTACAACATATAACACTACATCAGATCGCAGACTAAAAGACAATATTGAACCTATCGCAGATGCTGCAGATAAGCTAATGCATATGAAACCTGTGACACATACATGGATAGATAATCCAGATGATCCTCAAGTGCACGGCTTTATTGCTCAAGAGATGCAAGAAGTTGTACCAGAAGCTGTATCAGGCGATGCTGAGTCTGATGAAATGATGAGTATGGATTATGGTAGAATAACACCTATTATTGTTGCTGCATTACAAGATGCTCTTAAAGAAATAAAAGAATTAAAAACACGAATAGATGAATTGGAGAACAACTAATGAGTGTATATCTTAATGCTGATGGATTATATAACACTTCTGGACGTATTGTTGAGTACGCCACAGGCAGTCACAGCGGTGCACGTATCAATCTGGGTTTCTTTGGAGCAACTGGGAATGTATATCTACATTTAAAAACAAATCTTGGCGGCAGCAATGATAGGATGCACAAGTTTGAGTTTAACGGATATATTTACTCTGATAGAAATATTCACAACTCTGTAACCTTTTACACATATAATGGTACAAGCACTCCTTACAACCCTGTCCATCATAACTGGGGTAGTACCGGCGGATACGGGATTAATAATTATTATTACTCGTCAGATGACGATTCCGTTGTTATTGTTTTACATACCAGCGCCAGCTATACAGGCGGGTTTTTATATCATCAATCGGGAAGGTCACACACTGCTTTCCACGCAGCTGTAGTTGCTCACACAAGCACTAGTTCTAATTCAGGCGCATATTAAGGAGTTATTATGACAAATTTTATAAGAACAGAACGTGAAGACGGCACAATAGAATATATAAGCAGTAATTATGACGAACTTATGGCGCTAGAGGAAGTAGACCCGAATCAAGAACCAGTAATTATAACTGACGAAGAAATTGCAGAAGCTAGTTTATCAGGTCTTCGTAGGCTTAGAGATGAAAAACTGTCTGAAACTGATTGGTGGATGATGCCAGATCGTACAGCAACCGATGAGCAAAGGGCGTATAGACAAGCCTTAAGAGATATTACTAATACATACACATCCTTAGAAGATGTTGTATGGCCAACTAAGCCAGAATAAAATCTAAACTGAGGTTTTTAAAACATATAAATAGTCCTATAGAAACTAATCTGTAGGACTTTTTTTATGGCATCAACTAAAGCAACAGAACTCGCGCAGTTATCCCGGAAGTTAACATATAACGAAGGTAGTGACGTAGCAGCGATTGACGGTGATGGTAACTTTCTTACCACAGGCGATGATACAGATCAGCTTGGTGAAGGCTCGACTAATCTATACTTTACAAATGCCAGATCACAAGGTGCTATATCAGTATCAGGATCTCAACTTGGTTATTCAGGCGGTGTAATCACCTTTACTCAAGGTAATACAGATACAGTCGCAGAAGGATCAAGTAATCTATACTACACTGATGCAAGAGTTGGAACTTACTTAGGTGCCAACAACTGGGCAACACAATCATATGTTCAGACACAAATTACAGGTTTAGTTGATAGTGCACCTGCGGCATTAGATACACTAAACGAATTAGCAGCCGCTATCAATGACGATGCTAACTTCTCAACAACTATAACAAATAGTCTAGCTACCAAAGCATCAATAGATGATGCTACAGCTTTGGCAATTGCACTAGGATAAGATATGGCTAATACATTTAAATTAAAAACCTTTGATGGTTCTAGTACAGCTGCAAACGCTGCGATGACGGTTTATACCGCACCTGCCGCGACTACAACAGTTGTGCTTGGTATCACACTGGCTAATATAACAACAAACACAATTTACGCAACAGTACTCATTGAAAATAATGATGGAGACAATATTAACTTCTTAAAAGGAGTTCCAATACCAACTGGATCTTCGATAGAAGTTATGTCTGGAAACAAATTAATCCTTGAAACTTCTGATGTTCTTAAGGTTAAATCTGATACAGCGAATTCAATTGATACAACATTGAGCATTATGGAGCAAGCATAATATGGCATATATCGGTAATGGACCTGGCAGTATAAGGCAGGGTCGTCGCGCGGTCTATGAGTTTACTTCTACAGCAAATCAGACTGCATTTAGCGGTACTGATGAGAATGGCTTAACTCTAGATCTTCTTCAAGCAAATGACAACGATGTTTATCTGAACGGCGTCAGGCTTATTATTACCGATGATTATACTATCAGTGGAGATGTACTTACATTAACATCAGGTGCGGCTTCTGGTGATAAACTAATAATCATGACTCAAGATGAGATTGCAAATGATGCATCTTATTCTAAAGCAGCATCAGACTCTCGCTACATTAACTATGACGGTGATATTGTAAACGGTACTATCCAGATCGGTGGTTCAGGCAATAACATTACTTTTGCAGATAATAATAAAGCTATCTTTGGTGATGATAGCGATCTACAAATTTACCACGACAATACTGGCTCTTATGTAAAAGAAGGCGGCACAGGCTCTTTATACCTTCAAGGCACAGATGTTCGTATCCAGACTGCATCTGGTGAAAATATATTAAATGGTACATCTAATGGTGCAGTAACACTTTATCACGACAACTCCCCCAAACTATCCACAACATCAACAGGTATTGACGTAACAGGTAATGCAACTCTTACATCAACAGACTCAGGTAGTTCCGCAGCCCCAGAATTTGAATTACGAAGAGATAACACCGGCGCCGATGCAAACTATATTGGTCAAATTAAATTTACTGCTGATAATGATGCAGACCAAAACACAGTCTTTGCAAAAATCACTGGTAAAATTTTAGATGCTAGTGACGGAACAGAAGATGGCATCATTGAGTTTGCTCATAAGAAGGCTGGATCAAATGTTATTACTGGCCGATGGAGATCCGATTCTCTACAACTATTAAATGGTACAAGTTTAACGGTTGATGGTACTATTACAGGTGATTTAACCGGCGATACTACAGGCACGCATACTGGTGCAGTTACAGGTAATGTAACGGGTAACGTAACTGGTGATATGGATCTCGCTGCTGTTGCTAAAGATATTTCTGATACTGCAGTTGATGTATTCATATATGACACTCGTAAAGATTCAGATGGTGGTGCATGGCGTAAACGTACTCAGCATACATCTTGGTATAATGAAACACTAAACACTGCTACTCGTGGTGCTCGTAAAGAGTTTCCAGCGGTTGCTGTGATTGTGGCTGAGAGTTCACAGGTTACGATCTATGATGGTGATGATCCTGATTTGCCTATGTGGATGGTATTTAATGCTGTTGGTGCTATTGGTAGTTCAAGTAATATTATTACAGGTAGTGGTAGTGTAACAAGCGTAGGGTGTATAAATGGAACTATGTGCTTTGGTATGAATGACAGTAGCTCTCCAGAAGGTGCATTTACTGTTAACTTTATTTCTGAATTATCACGGTGTTATCGTACTGTAGGAAGTGGTTTCACAGGGTCTATTTACACAGGTCCAATATCTACTAGAAACAGCTATAGGAGTTATAAGGGAGATTATGATCTTCTAGCTATTGTATCACAGAATATCAACGATGTAGCAATGACCGTGCTACCCAACGCCCCGATTGATAGTGCTACAGGATTGCCTGTGCCGACTATTGCTGTTGCAACAAATGGTGGAGTAAGTATTATTAAGGATGACGGTATTGTCGTCAATAAAGTAACCACTGATGCAACCACATACAGCGCAACTGTGGATTTTACAAAGGATGGGTACCTTATAGTAACTAGAAATAATTATAGTTACTTTGTTATTACGTATTTAACAGCAGCCTCAGGGGCTCACCCTTCAGGCTGGCCGTATTTAAATTATTTTAGAAGTAATGGTATCGCCTTCCCTGGTCCTAACGGTCCTAGTAATAATCCTCATGGTGATCAACAATACGGATTAGCAAATAGAGCAATTTCTTTAGATAACAATAATGCTGCCACAGCAGATACATATGGTTTAAATGTTTTCAACATAAACGGAGGTTTATCTTCGCCCAGCAACTCAGTAGCCTATATAACTTCTGACTATAACACAGGCTGGATGAGCGGTAACATCAAACTCTCTACCTTATCCGATACCGACGACACTAATGTATCTGACACTAATCTAAATCCTTATACTCCAGCAACTGGTAATTTAGGTTCTATTACACTTAATCCTAAAAAGACTTATAAAGTAACTATTACAGGTTATGGGGATATCGACGGACAATGGCCAGGATACGGTAATCCAACTGATGGAGTTTATGTTTATACAGGAGATACTACTGCGCCTGGAGTAGGACAAGCTAATCTTAATATCCAAGCTGGTGGTACGTCTGGATCACCAATCAGTAGTACTGTTTATATAAAAAACTTCCCATCGTGGACTTTTTATACATGGAGTACTGGTACTGTAACAGGGTATAGTATTCAAGAGTGCGATTATAATAGAACCGTTTATTGTCATCCAGTAGAAGTAGTCGGCACTGTGACTAAGAGTAAAGGTGGAAGCGATAGAGATATTGTAAGTTATGCTGGGTTTGGTGACGGTAATTATTTACAACAACCTTATAATTCTAGTTTAGATTTTAGTGCTGACTTTTGTATTCAGACCTGGATGTATATTCCAAGCGATACTACGGCGGCTGCCTATCATTATGGGTATGCCTCAGATCAAGACCAGGCTATTTTAGCATTATATGTTGCTGGGCAAGGATTAAGAACATATACAAGAGAAAGTGGCGGTAACTGGAATTATATTCAATCATCTGTTCCTTTAAATAATTGGATACATGTAACTCATCAAAGAAAAGGTGGAACAGTTTCTACATCTATTAATGGAATTTTAACAGCAGGTAGCTATACACATACTGCAAATTTAACACGTTCCGGTAATGTTATTAGATTAGGTAGAAGGACAGAGCCTACTCAAACTACAACCTATTGGAGAGGAAGCCTATCTCTATTCCGTTTATCACACACGGCTTTATCTCAAGAACAAATTAAAAAGATATACGAAGACGAGAAGTTCTTATTCCAAGAGAATGCAAAGGCTACTCTTTATGGTTCTTCAGATGCAGTCACAGCATTAGCATATGACGATGATACAGAATTGCTTCATGTAGGTACAAGTGCAGGACGTTCAGTCTTCCAAGGACTAAGACGAATAGATAATACAACAGATGCAGTAGGCGCAGCTATCAGTGCATCAAACGGAATGGTAGCAGAGGATTAAACGATGGTAGTTAAAGTAAGTAAACCAGAAATAAATGTAAGAGAAAAGATTAGTGAGCTTGATAAGCCAAGCGGTACAGCTGGTCAAGCAATGTTAGCTGCAGAGACACCACAGGAACAGTTTAACCTGATTAGTGCTGGGCGTAGGAATATGATTATTAATGGTGATATGCGGATTGCACAGCGTGGAACTAGTGCTACAGGTGTTGCAAGTAATGGTTATTATGCTACTGATAGAATGGCTTTCTATGAAGCCAATTCAGGTACTTATACAGTAAGGCAAGACAACAATAGCGGCTTAGCAGAATTTCCTCACTATCACCACATTATAGCAACTACAGCAGACACTTCATTAGGATCAACAGAATTAGTATCTGGCTTGTTTTACAAAATAGAAGGTAGTGATCTTCAGCATCTTGGTTATGGAACATCTGGCGCTAAGCATACAACTTTATCTTTTTGGGTAAGAACAAATGTGCCGGGTGACTATACAGTTAGTATATATAAAACATTTGGATCTGCCAGGGTGGTAGCACCAATATACACAGTTGAACACGCAGGTGTTTGGCAGTATGTTACATTAGTCATACCACCAGATACTAATACAGGCATTCTTAATAGCAATAGTGATGGATTAGCATTTTACTTTAATTTAAGTAGTGGGTCTAGTTATACTGTGAGTGAGGCTCCTAATTGGTCTTCCTACACAACTGGAAATTGGTCTGGAGGGCACACTGCACATTGGGGTAAAACTACTAATGATTATTGGCATATTACAGGGGTACAGTTTGAGGTTGGCAAAGTCGCTACACCCTTTGAGCACCGATCATACGGTGAAGAACTAGCGTTGTGTCAGCGCTATTATCAAATTATCCAATGTAAAGATACCAACGGAAATGTAGCACTGATTAGAAACAGATCGACTCATAATGAGTATTCTGGAACAGTTTACAGCATGTCTACAATGAGAACCGAACCTTCTATGTCTAACACAGGCATGGATAGGTTACATAAACCAGGTATTGTATACGATACAGTTTCTTCAGTTTCTTTAAGCGCGCATCCAGATGGGACATCTGCTAGAGTTAATCTTGTTCCAGGAACAGATCATACAAATGCCTTGATGGGCTGGTTTGGGGCAGTTTCAGGTGGGTCTATAAATTTTGATGCGGAGTTATAATCATGGGAGATAATATGAACATTACAACAGCGCAATACACTACTGATATGGGTGGTAACAACTCTTCAGTCAAAGCAACAATAGACGGACAAGAGATGTTTGTCCCGCTAAACTCGGCCAACAGGCACTACGCAGAGATACTCAAGCAAGTTGAAGCTGGTACTCTAACCATTGCAGATGCAGAATAACTTATATAAATAACACTATTAATCTTGTCACTTAGGAGAATTTAAAATGGCAACAATAACAATTGAAGTAACTGCAACAGAGCTTAAAGCTATGCAGTACGCTGCCCTTAGTCCACAAGACTGGGCTGATAACGCAGTAACAAACCGAGCACGTATCGCAATCGATGAGATTTGTGGTATGCTTATGACTCACTGTAACGATAATGAAATCGCTATGGCTGTAGGTAAAGAAGCTCAGGTAGCACAAGCATTTGAATTAAATGTTGTACAAACAGCAGAAGCACGTAATGCAGCAGCAGCTGAAGACACACCAGAATAGGAAATAACTAATGTCCATTACTAAGATCCAGACAAGCGGTATTCCCGACTTAGCGGTTACACATGATAAATTGCACACCGATATGGATCTTAGCACCAAAACGGTTACGCTTCCTACGCTGAGTACATTGAATACAACAGGTAATGTATTAGTAGGTACTGTTGATACTAATGTTGCTAATAATTCTGGTAGTGGAAACGATGGTGTAAATATACACCCAGATAGTATTCGTATTGCTAGAACTGATAGTGATACGCTTTTGTTAAATCGCCTGAACTCAGATGGTGATATTATAAAGTTTCTTAAAGATGGTGCAGCAGTAGGTATTGTTGGGACTGTAGGTAGTGATCTAACGATTGGTACAGGCGATGTAGCCTTACGTTTTCAGGATGGTTCTGACAACCTTGTTCCACATAATATATCAACCAACAGTACTAGAGATGGTGGAATTAATATTGGTACAACCGGTGCAAGGTTCAAAGCCCTTCACTTATCAGGTACAGTCAATGCTGTTCAACTTGATATAACTGCTGGTACAGATGCAAAAATGTATACCTCTAATGCTATTAGTGAGGTTGGTACAGGAACCTTTGCAATGCAATCTGTTAATTCAGCAGGTTCAGCATTAAGACCGCTTGGGTTTCGAGCATCAGATATACGATTTGCTACTGGCTCATCAGAACGTATGCGCATCGACAACTCAGGCAATGTTGGTATTGGTACAGATGCTCCTGCAAGACCATTAAATATAGTAAACGATGCAGGATCGAATCCTATACAAAGTATACGAAATTCTAGTTTAGCGTGGAGTCAATATGCTTTAACAAGATATGGAACTGAAGGCGAAGATGTTCGCTATATGGATTTTGGTTATTATCGAGGTAGTGGTGAGCCATCTAGAGGTTTAGTAATAAAAAGTCAAGCAAACGCAACTTTAGTTACATTCTTAGATTCGGGCAACGTTGGTATTGGGATAAGTCCTACTCACCTGTTACACGTACAAGCAGGAAGTACAGGTAACGGTGATGTAAAAATTGGTGGTGGTGCTGGACTTTTAATTTCGCATAATAATTCTGGCCATACTGTACAAACAATTAAAAGCTTGTACCATGCGACAAGCGCAAGTTCAAATCTTAGAATAGTAACAGGATTCTTAACAGTTTCAACTGGTACTAGTGATACAGAACGATTAAGACTAAAGTCAAATGGATCTTTTGAAATAGGTTACGCTGGTGCTGCATTACAGCAAGCAGATAATCAAGCGATGACTATTACTACTCCTGCGTCAGGTGGTGGCCAAGGTATTGCTATAAAAAGATTAGACAGTAATAGCGACCAGCAAATAGGTGAAATTACTTTCTCTAATAACACACAAGATGGACAAGCAGGAATACGAGTTAAAACTCAAGGTGCTGTTAATACTACTGATATGCACTTTGATGTTAATAATTCTGGTGGTGCTGTAACTTCAGCATTGAAGATAGACGGAAGCCAAGGCGGTAAAATATCTATAGTCTCAAGAGAAATGTCAATTCAAGGAATGGAACTTAGACATGGAACCTTTGGAATTGGCAACTATAATCGTAGAGTAGAAATACAGCTAGGTAACTATGAATCAGCTCATGTAAGAATTATGGCTCAACGTACAAACGGCGGTAGTTGTTTAGTATATTGGGAAGGGTATATTAATAACAATAATAATGCTGGATACTCAACTACTATAGCTTCAAGAACAAGTGATGGTACTGTAAATTATAGTTTTAGTGTATCTGGTGGCAATTATAGATGGGACTTTAACGCATCTGGTTCTTCTGGTGATGGTTCTTTTGTTGTTCAAGGAGCCCGTGGCGGGGGAAGTATTAATATAACTACATGGTAGTGAAGAATAAGTATTATAAATAACTAAAAGAACTTGAGGGATAGGGAACTCAATGAGTAACTACATAGGAAATCAGCCATCTGCTGGTGAGTTTAAGAAATTAGACTCTATTGCTTCGTCTTTCAACGGATCATTAACTCAGTTCGATTTGGATTATAGTACAGTTAACCAATCAGTTGGAGACGCAACACAACTTATTGTCTCACTGAATGGTATTATTCAGGAACCTGGCGCTGCATATACTTTAGGTATCGGCGGTGGTAGTATTGTATTCGCATCTGCTCCAGCATCTACTGACACTTGTCATATTGTTTTGCTTGGTGGTGTTGGTGGTACAACTACTCCAACAGACGGTTCTGTCACAGCTTCTAAACTTGATTCATCTCTTAAAGATTATCTTGAAGAAACATTTACAGCGAATGGTTCACAGACAACTTATACATTAACACGAGCAACAATTGGTTCTAATTCTTTGCTTCTTAGTGTTGATGGTATTGTTCAGCCTTCTACTGCATATTCTGTAGCAGGTACGACACTTACTATTTCACCTGCACTTCCAAATACCACAAATGTTAGAGTTGTCCACTTAGGTGTTCAGTCTGGTGTTTATATTCCTGCAGCAGACTCCATTACTTCAAATCAACTTGCTACTTTAAACGGTAACTTAAATTTTGATGATAATGCCAAAGCAGTATTTGGAGAGGGAAGTGACCTACAGATTTACCATGATGGGGGGAATAGTTATGTCAAAGAAACCGGTACTGGTGCTTTAGTATTGCAGTCTGCTGGTCCTGCTATTGTGTTAGAAAAAACTGATGGTGAGAATATGATTCTTGCTAATATAGACGGTGATGTAAAACTCTATTATAATGGCTCAGAAAAGTTAGCCACGACATCAATAGGCATAGACGTAACAGGCACAGTGACCAGCGATGGGCTGACTTCTACTGGCTCTGGTGCTAATACAACTTACTTTATTGGTGGTGATAACAGCGTTGCAGGTCGCCAGTTGACCTTATCATCAGAAGCAACTGTTGGTCAGAACAACGCAACTCACCGTCTGACAGTTCCTAGTGGGTACGGTAGCTTTAATGTGTCAGTTAATTCTTCTGAACGCTTGAAAATAAATAACAACGGCGACATCAGCTTCTACGAGGACACAGGCACAAGTGCTAAGTTTTTCTGGGATGCGAGTACGGAACGGCTTGGGTTGGGTACGAGTTCTCCTAGTAGACAACTAGAAATATATGATGATGGTACAGTTGGACAAGCCGTTTTAGCACTTACTGCTCAAAACACAGACTACAGTCGCATAATGTTTGCCGACCCTGACGACAGCAACATTGGCATTTTAGATTATGCACATTCTGACAACAGTATGCGTTTTACTGTAAACAACGAAGTGCGTATGCGCATCGACTCGTCAGGCAACTTGTTGGTGGGTAAGACGAGTGCTGGTTATAATGTAGATGGTTTTGAAGCACGTCAAAATGGAGAAACTTATGTAAGCCGTAGTGGTACACCTATGGCTATAAACAGAAACTCTTCAAATGGTACTGCTTTAAACTTTTACAAAGACGGTGCTGGAGTAGGTGATATTGGTTCTGATAATGGGCGGCTTTATATACAGAGTTCGGGTGGTGCAAACCTAGCGGGTATTGGATTTAGCCGTACTGCTGTGGCAGTTGAACCACGAAAGAATAATGCTTTTTCTAGTGCGGAAGTTGATATTGGCTCAGCAACTTACAAATTTCGTGACGTTTACCTATCAGGTGGCATTCAGTTTGACAGTCGTTCTAATAAGTTGGACGATTATGAAGAAGGGACTTGGACACCTTCAATATTAGTAGAAAATGCAGCAGCTGCTAGTATTACAGTAAACCATGCATCTTACACTAAGATAGGAAGGCTTGTATCCTTAGTTTTTGATGTAACCATTAATAGCGTTACAGGAACAAATTCTAGTAGAGCTATTCAATTAGAAGGTATGCCCTTCACTATAAACACAGCAAGCGGAGGTGGGCCTAACATTGCTTATACTAATTTAACAAACAGCATGACGGGAAGCCTAGCATTGCAAGGACGTTTTAATACAAGGTATAGGATTGTAAATCTTAATGGTGCTACAGGTCAAAATGCTTCAGATCATATACAAGCCAGCACTGTTCTTAGAGGACAGTTCACTTATCATACAGACCAATAACCCTTTCAGAGATTGGGTCGGACAGGTGGCAACAACGCCACGATAAACAAAGGAGGCCAATATGGCACTAACAGAAACACAAGTTGAAGATAAAATTGAAGTCGTAGGAGATCACAAGCATGTGCAAGTTCGTACAGCTAATGTGATTGCTAGAGATGGCACAGAGATCAGCAGATCATTCCATCGTCACGTCTTATCTTGTTCAACTAAATCAGGTGATACATGGGGTGACACAGACATCTCAGATCAATCAACAGAAGTACAAGCTATCTGTAACGCAGTTTGGACAAGCGCAGTAAAGACTGCATACCAAACAGCAATGGATGCACAAGAAACACCATAAGGAATAAACAATGGCTATTCAGAAAATATCAAATGCGGTTTTAGCTGATGGATCGGTAGATGCTGGAAGTATCGCAACTGGTGGTATCACTATTGCTGATATTCCTGATGGCGAGATTACTCTTGGTAAATTGCATACCGCAGTTCAATCAGAAGTTAATGCAGTAACAAATAAACAAGATACATTAGTATCTGGTACGCATATTAAAAGTGTGAACGGTGCTTCTATTCTAGGTTCAGGTAACTTGATTGTTGGCGCTCAGCAAGATGTGTTTTATGAAAATGCTCAAATTGTATCAAGCAACTATACTATAACAACAAATAAATCTGCAATGAGTGCTGGACCAGTTACGCTGGATACCAGCGTAACAGTAACTATTCCTAGCGGATCAAGATGGGTAATTGTATAAATGGCTAAGTTAAGAATCAATGGTGATAGCTCAGGTTATGTAGACCTAGAAGCACCGAATGCTGCTAGTAGTTCTACACTAGACCTTGATCAAGTTCCACAGAAGAATGCTGCTAATACATTTAGTGCAGATATGTCCTTTGGTGATAATAATAAAGTTAATCTTGGTGCTGGAAATGATTTGCAGCTATATCATGATGGCAGTAACAATTATATAAAAAGTGCTGCTGCAGGTTGGCTTAATGTACCATTGAGTGGTAATGGTATGACGGTTGCTGATAGTAATTTTTCTAATATATTCTTTAAAATCGATTCATCAGGCCGTGTTGTGACGCCTAAGCAGCCATCGTTTACTGTTAAGAAAACCACTGCTCAAACTGGATTAGATGCTGGAAGTGGTGCTATAATAAATTGGGACGTTGCTCTGCATAATATCGGAGGACATTATAACCTTAGTACAAACAGGTTTACTGCACCTGTTGCTGGTAGATATCAATTTAGCGCAGGTGGGAATATTTTTCATTATTCTGGGACTGGGACATATTATTGGAGAGTAGTAAAAAATGGCGGATCAGGACAGTACTATGCTTACACTCAAAGGACAGATGCAGGCAATGTTTGGATTCAACTTATACTTCAAAATGTTATAATAGATTTAGACGCTAATGATTATATAGATCTGTTTTTGCATGCAAGTAATGGCTCTTCAAAATTAGATCATTCTGCTACAAATCATTGGTCGTTTTATTCAGGACACTTAATAGGATAATAATATGTCAACATTAGAATTAGAAAACATAAAACATCCTGATAACTCGGGCGATAATATTGCATTAGCTTCCAATGGTAATGTCGGTATTGGCACAGGTTCTCCTAGCGATAGACTGCACTTACAAAAGTCAAATGATACCGGAATAATAATAGAAAATACTACTGGTGCAACACTTAGTTTGTTATCAACAGGAGCAGGTCGAGTAAGAAGCAGCGGTACTCTTATTTTTGACACAGGCGGTGCTACAGAACGTATGCGTGTTGGCTCGAATGGCTATGTTGGTGTTGGAACATCTACTCCTCTTAGAAAACTACATATTGCAGATGCAGGTGATACACACATCATATTGCAATCAACAAATGCTGCAGACGATTCAGAAATATTTGAGATTGGAGCAGGTGCTAACTCTGCTAGTAAAGTAGACCTTACCTTTAGAACTAGATTAAATTCTGGTTCTGGTGGTGCCGAACGCATGCGTATTACTAATGATGGATATGTTACAACTCCTAACCAGCCAGGGTTTCAGTTTTGGAATAATGGTAGTGATTTTGCTATAAGTGCAGGAGGTAAAGTTACTTGCTTTTATGCAGGAGATCATAATGTAGGTAGCCACTTCGATGCTACTAATCAAAGATTTACTGCTCCAGTATCAGGGTATTATCTTTTTGGAGGTCATCTTAGAATTGGTGCACCTGGAAAAATACGAGTTGCTAGATTTCAGATATATCTAAATGGCTCACGGCGACGAGATTTAATGTCTGTAGGCGGTACAAATGATTATGATGGTAGTAGTGGTTACGATCATCCTGGAGCTTCAGGAACTGCTGTTCAATATTTAAATACAGGAGATTATGTAGAAATGTATGTTGATGCTGAATTATCTTCGAGCAATACAGTTTACATACAAGGTGGATCAACTGGCAATAGAAAATCTTATTGGTTTGGGCATTTATTAGGATAAAAAAAATGGCATTAGTATTAAATTCAAACGGCGCAATCACAGCAAGCAGTGAAGACATTGACTTTGGTGCTACAACTGCCGTGACTGCAAAAGTATATCAAAATGCAAATAGTAGTGCAGATGACTTTACTATTGCATCAACAGACAACGCAATGATCATTGGTCCATTTACCGCTACGGGTGATATAACGGTCAATGGTACATTAACTATAGTTTAAGGTAGGAATATGGCAAGTGAATTAACAGTTCAAACATTACGAGGTCCTACAAGTGGAGCTAATGCTGACACAGTATTAATACCTAGTGGTCAGACACTAGATGCTAGTGCAGCAACGCTTGTACCTAGCGCTGATCAAATAATTCAATTAAAAACAGTTAAACCTTCAGCAGAAACAACCTTTAGCTCTGCTTCCTATACAGATGCATCAGGGTTTACTGTTACAATTACACCAAAACATACTAATTCAAGAATTGTTATTTGTATTTGGGCTAAAACTGTCCTTAATAATGCTAATGGATCAAATCAATCTGCGCAGGATCATAGACTTATGAGAGGTAGCACTGAACTTACTAATGGCAGTTGGATGAACTATTATAATATGGGTTGGGCTACTACTGATCTTTATCCTCCTTTTACTCTAAGCTACATAGATGAACCTAATACAACATCTGCGATTACCTATCAACTTCAAGGAAGACTATATGGCGGATCAAATAACTCGTGGAGAATAAATAATGGCAATGGAGGGACAGCAGACGCTGTGATGGAAGTAATGGAGATCGCACAATGACTAGTACCTTATATGTTGATAATCTCGTCGAAAAGACAAGCGGTAATGGTGTGCATATTCCTGGGCATATATTACAAGTTGTGCAGAGTACTTGGGGTCAGGTAAATTCTAATATTACTAGCAGTTCGTTTACAGCAACAGGACATACAGTAGCAATTACACCTAAGTTTTCTACCTCACAAGTATTGTTATATGTCTTAGGCGGTGGTCAGTATTTGCCGCAAGGTAATACTATGGGTTCAGTTACTATTTATAGAGGCAGTACTAATATTGGAAGTGGTACTAGAGGATTACAAAGTTTTTATACAGTAGGAACAACTGGATTTACTATTACTCCTCACGGAATGATGGTACTGGACTCACCTAGTACAACATCTGCTACAACTTATCAAACATATGCAAAAACCGATGGTGGAACTTATCAATATAATGGTCCTGATAGAGGTGACATAAACTTTGTAGCAATGGAGATCGCACAATGACCAGTATAATTAAAGTCGATCAGATACAGACTGCAGCAGGTGCTGCACCAACGGCGGCTGACTTAGGGATTAATACAACAGGTACAGTGTTACAGGTTGTTGAAGGAGAATACAATACACAAACAGATATAACATCTCAATCTTATACTGATACTGGGTTGTCTGTAACAATAACTCCAAAGTCTTCATCAAGTAAAGTATATGTAATTACAAATTTACAAACTTTTGTTAACGGTACTGGACTTATTGGTGTTAATATTTTGAGAGGATCAACTTCAATTTTGACACAACAAGGCGCGGCTGGGTTTCAAGATAATAATGCTCTATGTGTTTCTTTGACTAAATTAGATTCCCCTGCAACTACAAGTCCTATTACTTATAAAGTTCAAGTGAACCATTTTGCGGCTTCGGGACTGATGCGTATAAATCAATATGGTGGATCAAGAATTACAGTAATGGAAATCGCAGGATAAAATAAGGAAAATAAAATGACAACAATCGCAACAGCACTATCAGAGTTGGGTATTACGGAGTGGGTACTTCGTGGCGAACCAACTGATAAATCATCATTTCGTCATATGTTTGCACGAGTAATCGGCACAGATGCAAATGGATCTGCAATCGAAACAAATGACGAAGCAAACTGGGGAGCAACATGGGAAGAGATCGAAGCAAAACGTGACGAACTCATTGCTGCTGAACCAATGCGTCTACTCAGAGAAGAACGTGATCGCTTGATCGCTGTCACTGACTGGTGGGCAAGTTCAGATCGTACTATGACAAATGCACAACGTGCTTATCGTCAAGCATTACGAGATATCACATCTACTGCAACTTCTTTAGACGATGTTACGTGGCCAACTAAACCGTAATTATAAATAGATAAAACACAAGTATTGGAAGCATAATGTCTAAGGCAAGAAATTTATCAGATTTTATATCAGATGCAACTATCGACTCAACTGAGATTGCTGACTTATCAGTAACTCATGCTAAGCTGCATACTGATATGAACTTGTCAAGCAAGACATTGACTTTTGCTGCGAATCAAATATCAGGCAACTCAGTTGATGGTGGAGTTATTAGTAACTTTGCTTCTACTGGTATTGATGACAATGCATCGGCAACTGCTGCTGTTATTGACTCGTCAGGTAATGTTGTAATAGGAGCTAACCCATCAACGTCTCTTGGTGCTGGTGATAATACAGCTTACATAGGCGCAGACGGAGAAATACAAATTAGACGAGCGGCTGGAACAGGTCGTAACATGATGAAATTTAGAAATGGTTCTAATCATGTGGGTTCAATAACGACTGACGCTGATAAAGTTTCTTTACTATCTTTATTGGGCGACCTTACATTAGACGTTGCAGGAGCAATTATCTTAGATGCTGATAATACTGGTTTAGTTGACTTTAAAGATGGCGGTACACATTTTGGGCGTATAGAAAACGCTAGTAGCGATTTTAAATTAGAGTCAAGAGTACAAGATAAAGATATTGTTTTTGTAGGTAATGATGGTGGTGTTGGTATTGAAGCACTTCGTCTTGATATGTCTGATGGCGGTGCAGCTAAGTTTGGTGCAGGTGGCTACAATAATACTAAAGGCGTTACTGTCTTTGGCTCACAAGGACAAATATGGGTAGCTTCAGAAAATGCAACTGGAGGTTACTTTAACCGTAAAAGTAGTGATGGTGTGGCTATTACATTAGCTAGGGACGACTCAAATAAAGGCTTTATTGGTGTTAATAATGGCGACCCATACATTGCAAGAAACTCAGGTAATGGTATGCGTTGGTACAACGGAGCAGTAGTTCCTACTAATGATGCTGGTGATAACTCTGATAATACTATGGATTTAGGTGCTACAAATTCCCGCTTCAAAAACCTCTACCTATCAGGTAACGTGACTGCGGTAGGTATGTCAACATTTAGTGATATAACTATTGGTAAGGTAACTGATGGTCAAGCACTGATACAAATGATAGCTAACCCTACTAATGGTGCTAATACAATTCACTTTGGTGATACTACAAGTGGTGCTGATTCTTATGATGGTTATATTAACTACGCACACGATTCAAGAACTATGCAGTTTCAAGTTGGTGGTTCTGAGAGTATGAGAATCCTTCGTGATGACGGTACTGGAGATGGAGCTGTTAAAATCAAGGGAGGTCTTGGACTTAATTTTTCCAGTTCTAGTGACGCCTCTCAAGTTATGCTTGCAGTTGGGACAGATAACTCTTACAGGTCTGGTGTTATTTTTCAACTAACGACCAGTCAAAGTCTTTGGGCTTGTGGATTTATTAAAATAAAATGCGCTGCAGGGCGAAATGGATTAGAAAGTCGAATAGCTGCAGAGTATTTATACAGGTTTCAAGCATTCAATGAAGGCATTTCGGGTATCGCTTTAGTTAATTCTTTTGGAAACACTAGCGACTTTACTATAAGTGTTACAGAAGCAAACGCTAACAGTTCAACTGGTACCGTTGAGTTGAAGGTAAAATCAACAGCCGCAACTAATTTTGGTACTTCGGTAACATACGTTGAAGTTGGTCATTATAATGGCATCAGCAGAGTTAGAAGAGGAATTTAATATGAGTTGGACCATTTCAGAAAATTTAAGAACAATAACGTCAGGTGATGTAAATAACATAGTGAAACAAGCTACTTACAGATATACCACTACAAGCGGCACAGCTTCTGCTTACTATGAAGCGATTGCTGAGTTTGAATATAATGCAGGAACCTTTACTCCATTTGCAAGCTTAACAGAAGCTCAAGTTATTGGTTGGGTAAAAGGTCAACTAGGATCTAGTTTTGTTACTCAGATAGAGGAAAAAGTTGCTGCTGAGCTCGCATCCGAAATTGAAGAATCTGGGGATGTTGGACAAAAAACCTTCGTTGATTTTATTCCAAGTAACGAACCTGAGCTAAGCGCTCCAGACAACCCTTGGTAATATATCACTTAGAAAAAGCTACAGTATCATGACTTACAAAGCCAGAATAAACTATTATAAATAAAGTAAACACTGAGGGAAAGTGAACTCATGTCGAACACAAATCATGACTTTCTAGTCAAAAACGGCTTAGTAGTAGGCCAAGCAATTACATCTACAGGTACTCTGACACAAGCCGGTCAAACGTTTCCTGCATCTGATGGTAGTGCTGGGCAATATCTAAAAACAAATGGTAGTGGTGCTCTTAGTTGGGGTACTGTTTCTACATCATTTAATATTACAGATGGCACAACTACTGATACTGTAGGACTAACTGAAACAGTTACATTTACAGGTGGTACTAATATTAGTCTTGCAGTAACAGATAATACTGTTACGATTACAAATGATGTAGTAGATTCTGATGACATTACCGAGGGATCTTCAAACTTATTCTATACCGATGCTCGAGCAATTGCAGCAATCCAAGGAGCTTCTAATCTTACGATAGATGGCGGAACTCTTTATGTTGATACTGCAGCTGATCGCGTTGGTATCTCTGATACTTCACCTCAACAGAAATTAGATGTTGCAGGTAATATTGGAGTTAATGGATCAGAAGTAATTGATGCTTCTGGTAATATCGTTGGATCTGTAGCTGACTCTGCTATGACAGTCGGTGGTTCACTTGCAGGTGTCTTATCAAATCTTAAAGTACAATATGGCACTGCATATTCTGGAACACCTATTCAAGGTTCGTTCTTCTTTGATTCATTAAACCAAAAATTAAAAGTCTATACAGGATCTGCATTTATCGATGCCGTACCTGCTGGCTCAGGTGGCGGTGGAGGTGGTGGTGCAACTGATGCAAATACTACTTTCCGTAACTATTCATATACACTCACAGGTACAACAAGTGCTGTAAGTGGAGTTGATGATAATGAATTAACTGCAGGTGCATTTATTATCGGTCACAAGTATACTATTACATCTGTAGGCAATACAGACTTTACTGCTATTGGTGCATCAGGTAATACTGTAGGAGTTGTGTTTACTGCTACGGGTGTGGGCTCAGGCACAGGTCAAGCTAAACAAACATTATTCTATGATACCACATCTTCTACTACACGAGTAGTTGCATATGTAAACGGTATTAAACAAGTATACGGATCAGGACGTGACTTTGTTGCGACAACTGGTACATCTGTTGCATTCACATATAACCTAGGTTCCGGTGATACAGTCGATATTCAGGTATATGAGCTACTAACTAATGATGCATACTATATAAAATCAGAAGTCTATACACAAGCAGAAGTTAATAGTCAGATTTCTACTGGCGTTAGTTCATACCTACCGCTTGCTGGTGGTGTACTGACCGGTGACTTGGCAATAAACAACGGTTCGCCTGAAATGTATTTTGGAACAACAGGCAATCACTATAATTGGAGAATAGCTGCTCAAGAAGTAGTAGATGCTGGATTTGAAATTGCCGTAGGATCTCAAGATACTGATTATTCTAATGATACATACACACCGAAATTTGTGGTTAAAGCCAATGGTAATGTTGGTATTGGTGAAACAAACCCAACTGATCCACTAGTTGTTAAAAGTTCAGGAACTATGGGCGGTGCAGCAAACACTGCTAATTCATACTTTACCATTACTGACGGAACTTATAGTCTATTTCATGATCCAAATGAGATTGTTTCAAATCAAAATGGTGCATTTCACATTGCGGCAAGCGATGCTACTGGCGAACTGCAATTTCAGACAGGTGGCACTGATATTAGAATGTACATTAAACCTGACGGTAAAGTGGCAATTGGGAATGTTCCAAATCCGACATCACAACTTCATGTCAGAGGAGATACAAATGCATTAACAGGTACGAGTGTTGATGTATCTGAAGTACAAATGCGAATACAACGTAATTCTGATACAAATGGCGGTGGCGTGGCATTAGGGTTTCTACATTCAACTGATACTAGTAACGTTGGTGCTGCAGTACTCCATAAACGTGATGGTAGTGAGAGCATAGGTGGATTAATGTTTGCCACTAAACCTGATAGTGTAGGAGCAGGCGGAGATATTCCAGTAAGAATGACTATCACAAGTAGCGGCAGAATAGGACTACAAACAACTGCGCCTGAAGGTGATTTACACTTACATAAAGATAATTCACGTGTAATTTTAAGTAATTTGAGCTCTAATTTAACAGCAGGTCAAAGAATAGAATTTTGGGAAGGGCCTGCTACTGCTACTGCTACAGATGCAAATGCTGCTATTGAATATGATGGAACTACTAATCACGGTGGTGATGGTGCTATTTTAATTAAAGGTCAGGGCAATAATAATAATAATGCTTCTACGTATGATCAGGTTCTTTTATCTATTAATAGAAATGGTGCAGTAAGAGCACCGCTAAATCCAACATTTACTGCATATAATAATAATTCTTCAGCAGGCAATATATACCAGCTAAGTGGTAGTGAAGGAACACTTATAGCAAATACTACTCTTATAAACAGAAAAAGCATATATAACACCTCTAATGGTAGATTTACTGCACCGGTCACTGGTGTTTATCATATTACTTTTAACCTATCATTATATGTAATGGGTAGCGATGGTGATAATAGTGTAGGATGGGGATTATACGTTAACGGTTCTAGGTTTAACTGGAGAACATATGATAGTGGACTAAACATGTCACAATCAACACCTTTTGTTATTGGTCAGGGAGGAAGCACACTAGATCAGGAAAAAGAAATAGGAGCTCCTAGTTTTTCTGCAAATATTCCATTAACATCCGGAGATTATGTATCGGTAGGTTGGAAAAATATGAGCACAACATTAGGCGTAAGAACATTTATCTTCAGCGGACATTTAATAGGATAATAACAAATGGCAACTAAAGCATCACGAATCGCCCTAGCTGGCAGCAATATCTCATCAACAGGTGAGGTAGACGCAGACTTACTCGACAACATCGATTCTGCTGCTTTCTTGTCGTTAGACGGTAATGGCAGACTTGGTATTGGGACGAGTTCGCCTATATCACAGTTACATGTAAATAAAAATGTTGCTGGACATAATACAGACGGTATTACTCTAGGTAAAGTAGAAAGTGCTGGTTGGATAGATGTAAACGAAGAAATGGGCAGGCTATCCTGGTCTGCTAGTTATGGTTCTTCATATACCCCAGGTATAGGTGCTTATATTTCTGCTAAAGCAGATGCTAATTGGGACGGTACTGAAACTCCTACAAGACTAGGGTTCTTTACGGCTCCTGAAGGTTCAACAACCCCTGTTGAACGTATGCGCGTCAACTCACTAGGCAACGTTGGTATTGGTACGTCTAGCATGGAAGGCTCAGCTGCGGCGATTAAAGTTGAAGTAGAAAGTGGTTCTAATTATCGTCCAATGCGATTACGTTTTACAGATGATAACAATGGTTCAACTAATAATCCTCTTTCTTTTGAATACAAAGCAGGTTTAGAAATTGAAAATATTTACAGCGGCGCAGCTCCTAGTGCAAATGGAACTAAGATTGCTAAACTATCATTAACAACAGTTACATCTAGTGGATATGGCGCTACTGGTTCGATATTTGTCACTACTAATGCAGGAACTGGTCATAACTCAGGAGAGTTAGCATTTGCAGTAGGTCACAATTCATCTGGACTTGAAACTGAAGCCATGAGAATTAATAAAGATGGCAATGTTGGTATTGGCACAGCTGATCCGAGCGTGCCGTTAGAAATTGTTGCAAGTAGCGGAGCAAATGCTTTGAGATTAAGAGCCAGGAGCGCCGACGACTACGCATTTATACAATTTAGAAATTACGCTGGTACTACACTCAGGGGGCAGATTTATAGCCATCAAACTACTGGAAGTATAGGATTTACTACTGGCACTGATAGTAGTGCTGGCGACGACTTATATATTTCTAATGATAATGGTGTGGGGATTAACACAACAACAACTGGAGGATACAACGGGCGTTTAACAGTTTATCAAGATACCCATGACGCTTATACTCCTACTGGCTTCTTAGATAAACCTACCATGCAGCTAAGGCATACTGCTAATACTGATGGTTATACTGGTACTAGGTACGCAAATAATACTGGAACTTATGAGTGGTTTACTGGAGCTCATCAATTTGATGGCCAGAGAGCAGACTTTGTTACTCAAGGATATGATAGGGATTTAAATGGATATCGTGAAAATCAGAGAATTCATGATACAGGACAAATAGTTCAACCTCGACAACCATCATTTATGGCTCATAAAACATCACATTTAGCTCTTTCTGGTGCAGGTCAAGTAGAGGCTGGTTCTTGGTCAACTACTTATCTCAATGGAGGGCATAATGTTGGTGGATGTTTTAATACAAGCACTGGACGCTTCACAGCTCCTGTTGCGGGTAGATATAAATTTGATGCTAATATTATGCATGGAAGAACTAGTGGTGACTTTCAGATATGGCTATCTGTCAATGGAAATACATCCACGTGTGTTAAGTCCAATAGTATGCAATCCGCCGGAGGTGCTTGGAAACAAACAGCTGTTACAGGCATCTTTAATTTAGCGGCTAGTGATTATATAAGTATTTTTGTTAGATCAAGCACGGCTGAAACTTATGCCATGTACGGCACTGCAACAGCAGCGTTTACTACATGCAACGGATACTTAATAGGATAACTTAAGCCAGAATAATCTTTAATACCAAGTTTTTAAAACATATAAATAGTCTTATAGAAACTAATCTGTAGGACTATTTTTACATGGCCGCTCCAAACTCAAGACAGACACTCATTGATTACTGTCTCCGTAAACTCGGAGCACCAGTCCTTGAGATTAACGTCGATGAAGATCAGCTATCTGATCGTGTCGATGAAGCTCTGCAATTTTATCAAGAATACCATTCTGATGCAATATACAAAGTATATCATAAGCATCAGATCACAATTACTGATGTAACAAATGAATATATCTCGTTACCAAATCAGGTATTGTCAGTACAACGAATTTTTCCGATGTTTGAAAGTAATTCAAGCGTAAGTATGTTTGATGCAAAGTATCAAATGCATCTTAACGATATGTACAGCCTGGGATTTACCGGCAACCTTGCTAATTACTCACAAACAATGTCATATCTCAGCACAATGAATCTGATGCTAAACGGACCAGAACAGGTACGCTTTAGCCGTCATATGAATCGCTTGTATCTTGATGTTGACTGGGAATCAGATGTAGCAGTAGGTGATTACATTATTGTAGACGCTTATCGCACAGTTGAGCCCGATACACATACAGCGATATATAATGATATGCTTCTTAAGAGATATACAACATCTCTAATTAAACAACAATGGGGTGCAAACCTTATTAAATTCGAAGGCATGCAGCTTCCGGGTGGTGTAACTCTTAATGGACGTCAGCTATACGATGATGCTGTTACCGAGATTAACGCCATTGAAGAAGA